CCCCAAACCTTGGCGTTGCCCCAAACCTCGGCGTTGCCCCAAACCTCGGCGTTGCCCCAAACCTCGGCGTTGCCCCAAACCTTGGCGTCACCGCAAACCTTGGCGTCACCGCAAACCCACGCCTTTCCATCATGGGAAAGGTTTTCTTCCTTCTCAATCCACCCGCCCAGTTCACCGACTTCTACCAATCCAAAGGATACGGTTGCCCGGATGCGGTGCAACGTCACGATTCTGAACAACATTTCAACTTTCTTGGTTTCTCCTGTAAACTCATACTTTTTCATTGTAATATCCCCCCTTAATTCAACAGTGTTTTGTATTCATCAAACATGGCTTTCAACGCTGGGTCTTTTTCAGACAACATTTCATAAATCGCCTGATTCTGCATTTCCTTTACCTTGGCATCCATCGCCTGTTTAAGTTCTGCTGCTCTTGCCATCCTTTGCTTTCTTTCCTCATAAGCGGTCAAATCAACCTTACATACCACTTCCCGGTTATATCTAACCTTTCCAAGTTTTGAATCATCCAGTGTGACAATTTTTGCGACTGCCAAGCCGTGATGACCAGTATTTACTACTACCGTATCATCCACTTCAACATCATCCTGATACAGTGCATACACATAAACCCCTGTATCTCTTTCAGGGAACGATACCCCCACCCGTTTGTAATTCTCCATCATAATAAAATCATCCTCGCTTTCTATTGTTTTTTCTGTAATAAACTCAATCTGTGATGCCCTGAACCAAAACACACCATATGAACTATTGAAATTTGCCAATCCTTCAAACTTCACTCCATACATTTCCTTGTAGGTGCGGGCAACTTCACCAATTTCACCTTTATAAACCCCTCTGTATTGCTGACAATTCTTAATTTTTACTGTTGAACCAATGACCACATACATCACCTATCCTTTCAGATAGGCAACCGCCCTGTCATAGTTGCGTTCTAACATTCTAAGTTCATCCTTTTCCCGTTCCTCTCTGTCACATACCACCTGATATATTTCACCGTTTCGGTATGCGGTCACTTCATCAGTAATCAGGTCAGTGATAACTTTGGGTTCAAGTGCATCCAGTTCCCACGATTCATCACCGTACTGGTCTATGTATTTCCCGCACCGACTGTCTGATAACTTCGCCGGGTTCGGCGGCGGGTTATATGTCTGAATCTGATTCATCGTCAGGGCAACCCGCTTGACAATCACATCAGCTTCAAACAATTTCAACCGTTCCTGTATATCCCTTGTCATATCAATACCACTGGGGTCATGGTCACCCAAATGAATGATAATGCGTTGTTCTCTCTCACTCTGACGAATAAAACGCTGTGCTGCTGACCACATTTCTGACTGGGAAGTGTAACCCCTACATGAAAAATAGGGTGTGTCAAGTGGTCTGCAAGCCTGTCCCACGATGTCAACCAAGGCATCCTTCTCAACCCAAACTTCTACATAGTTCGGTTGACCTTCCCACTTATTCAGCAAGTAAGAATATCTTGCGGATGCAATCACGTCTGCCGGGGTGTTCCAGTGACTATTGCCCCTAAGATTCCGAGTTCTGTCCGTGATGCTGTGCCAGTCAATCAACCCGGCAAGTCTGCCGTCATTGATAAGGTTTCCGATGTTCTTATAGCTGCGTTCATTGTTGGGGATGTAACCCCTTGCAACCAACTGGTAATATGCTTGTCTAAGGGTCAGTTCATAACCTTGTGCAGAATATTCATTCACCACCTGATTCACCAGTTCAATCAGGTCAAGGCTTTTCTGCTGAAACTTGATTTCTTTGTACTGAATTTTCGGCATTACACTGACACCCTCTCTATCTCTGCAAACCGCCTTGCATTGATAAAGTATGCCCAACGGTTTTCAGAAGTCTTGATTGCATACCCCCAAGGGAAAACCCCCTGTTGCAATCCCTTTCTGACTGTCCCCTTGTCCATGCCAAGCAGAACTGCCGCTTCTTCCGGCAATAACCGCTTAATCTTCCCTTCGGTTTCCTTCGGCATCACTACAACTGCCGCTTCTTCCTGTTCAAAGTAGTCAGGAGCAAGACCAAGCGATACTGCAATATCACTTTGAACTTTCTCTGACGGGGTGGTCTTGTCATTCAGGTACATACTGATTGACCCCTTACTTTTCCCAGTCAAACCAACCACCTGTGCCTGACTGATTCCTAACTGCTGCATAGCCCTTTTCAGTTTTTCACTGAACTTCATTTCAAATCACCGTTCCTTCCAAGGTATCTTTACAAGATACTTTTTAATTAAAAAAAATTGCGTCAATTTCATCGGCGTTCAGATTATAACGCTGCTTAATCTTGCTAATCTCACCCTTATTAAATTCTGCACCGCCCGTTTCATTGATTTTAGCGGAAAACCTTGACCTTGACAGTCCAAGGTAAGCTGCTAATTTTCCATCATTGTCACCATTCAGTGCCATAACGCTTCTTAACTGATTTTTATTCACTATTATTCACCGCCCTTTACCGCATCGTCAGGAAATGCGTTATTGTTGTACTGCTTCATAATACGAACCCGGACAACACCTGACTGTAACTGTTCATGACCTAATTCTTTGAATCGCTGCTGCTTCCGCCCCAGTCCTTCCATGTAAGCCATGTATTCCAGTTTAGAATCAAATTCAAGAATCTGTTCAATCCAAGCTGCAATAATCTTTTTCACAATTTTCACCTACCTTGTGGTATAATTCCCCTATACGAAAGGGGGTGTTCCCGCTGAAAGATGAACACATTCATGACTTAGCTGTTGCCTATGCACAAGTGAAGTTACAACATTATCAAGAAGAATATGGAAAGACTTGTGATGAAGATGAACTTCACGAATACGCAAAGGCATATAAGTTTGCATTAGTCCATTTTGAAGAACAATATAATTCACTTGACTAAAGCATGAGTTTGTCAGCTTCCGCACTACGGGCAGAAAAGATTGCCTGTTCCGTCAAACTAAGTAACCTGATTGCCTGTCCTGCGGTAAGCTGCTTTTCTTTCAGCCATTCATAAAGTTCATTTACCTGTTCGGCATCACTTAATTTAAGTTTTTCTGTTGCGGGTTTCATTTTTTCACCGTCCTTTCTCAACAGCAGTCTTTTTATAAATGTTGTCTATTATGGGATGGTTTTTATTATCAGGGAATCATACCTTCAACCCTTATCAGGTTTCACACTAAAGCCTGAAAACTTGCTATCCAACAAGGGTATTTTTTAAGCGTTTGTTCTCCCTGAACCGCTGAACACTTTCACCTTAAAAGTGAACGAAACTTGTCAACCATCACATAACAGACAACACTTAGAAAAAGACTGCTATCCTTATTTTGGGCTTGCCATCATCAGCGGACAAGTTGCTATCTTGCCCGGACGGTCATTTCTGACCGTTTCGACTTTACCATCCAAACATCATTGCTTCGTGTTCTTTTTCCTCTGACTTCCATTCTCGAAACATACGCATTGCCTTTGTCTTTGTAATTGCTCCGAACATCTTCACATAGTATTCAAATTCAGAACGCCCCCAACACTCCACGGCTACATCACCACCTTTGTTGTAATTTTCCTTTGCCAGTGCAATAAATTCTTCATATGTTAATGCTTTTCCCCTTGCCATTTCTTTCTCACCTTCTCCCGGTCTGACCACCTACCGGGAGGGGTTCTATTTTTATTCAAATCTGATATATGCCACATTCTCACAACCAAAGGTTGCTATTTCGCCGTTTGTAAGTGAAAGTTCGATTCCAAAACGCCCATCTTCCAACATTTTGTTGACCATGCCTAAAACATGATAAGTAATCTCTTTTACTTCCTTGACGGTTACTTCACCGAAAACTGTCTTGTCAATCCACATTCCAACGATTGCTACATTGTCGTGGTGTTCCTCAATCCAGATATTTTCAGAACGTCCGCCATCATAGTTCAGTTCCAACCGATTATTCAGGTCTGAAATGTGTGCGTTAGAACCTTCCTTTGTTGACATATAAACTGGATAACCCGCATTTTCACTTGCCACTTCATCACGTTCATAATCTTCCGGAAACAACCTGTTTGCTAAATCCCACGCTGATTTTTTGTTATCTACTTTTAACATAGTCCAAAACACCTTTCCTTAATTTGGTGAACCGCTGCAACGGTTATCTTCATGTATCTTGTAAAGATACTTTCATTATAGCAACTTTTTTTCGTATGTCAACACCTTTTTTTAATTTTTAAGATACTTTTTTAAAAATATTTGATATTTACCATTGTTTGTGATAATATGAAGATACCCGCAACTGAAAGGAAGTGAATAAGAACAATGACAATGGGTGAAATGATAAGATACCAACGAAAACGCTTGGATTTATCACAAGAAGAATTAGGTGCAAAATTATCCCCACCGGTAAATAAAGCAGCAATCAATAAATGGGAAACTGGTACGGTTGAAAATATCAAACGTACACATATTCAACAGATGGCAAAAATGTTTGAACTATCCCCTTGTGAATTGATGTGTTGGGAAGATACACAATCGTTGACACTTTTCAAAAAAGATGCAAAAACAGATGAACTTATATCTATATTCAGTCAATTAAATGAAGATGGAAAAGAAGAAGTCATCAAGTATGCAAATTATATTGCATCTCAAAGAAAATATGAAGATGTGAAAAAAGAATCATTGAACGCATAGGCAATGTAATACATGTAAATTTCAATTAGTTACGGTTGGTTACGGTTAAGGTTACAGTTGAAAAGTGTTGATTTTTATATAAAGTTACGCTTGACACGCTTTCAATCAAATTTTCTTTATTATAATTTTTTATATATTACTACAAAAAAAAACAATTAAAAAAATAGAATAAGAACATCAACCGTAACCGTAACTTAACAGAAGGGAAAGGTGAAAGTATATGAAAAAAGCTATAAAATACATTGTATTAGCGATAGTTGTCATTTTTGTTGTTATGGTGATTAAGGATATTTCAAAAAATCCAATTCAGAAAAAAGAACAAACATCTGATGAAATCCCTATAAATTTGGATGCAAACGCATATTCAAGGATTTCTTCTGAACAGTTATTGAATTTACTTGGCGAACCAAAGACAAAGGAAGATTGGACTAATGAAAATTCAAAAGGCACATTTCAAATGGAAATTTATTCTTATGACTTAGAAGGAATGTGTGCAGAATTTATTTTGTATGAAGATTCAGTTGTAAAAATCAGATGTTTTGCAACTGAACCTTGGGAGATAAAAGAAGAATTTGATAATGTGTTCAAAATGTTCAATATAACTGTTAAAGACAGTGCAAGAAAGGTTGTTGATAACGGTATTACTTATAAATTTTCACCTGTGTCTGATACCGTTGCAGAATTTGATGTATATAATTTTGATTCAGACAAGCATACCTTTGATTCAGTATACATTACATATAATTTGAATTATTTTGACAACCCGTAATGAACAAAAAAGTGAACCCCAACCGTTGCAGCGGTCAGGGTTCGGATAACCAAATCAAGGAATGAATGATTTGGACTATGCAACCATTATTATATCATTCATTCCCTGATTTTTCAATCAGAAAGGAATGAAGAATTATGGGAAAGAGAAACCCCAACGGTTACGGATGCGTAACCAAGCTGAAAGGAAAACGGTCAAAACCTTGGGTTATCAAAGTAACTGTGTATGATGAAGAAGGACATGGGCGGCAAGTACCTATTGACTATGCTGAAACAGAAGAACAGGGAAACATCATACTTGCACAATACAATGATAACCCGTGGAACATTGACAGGAACAAGGTCACGCTTGTTGAACTCTATAAACGATGGGAGAAAATAAAACTTCCCAAACTGGGTAAGTCAAGCCAGAACTCTTTAAAGTCTGCGTTCAAACATTGTCAGAAATACTATGGAATGAAGTACAGGAGCATCCGTGCATATCAGATGCAAGACTGCATTGACAACTGTGGGAAAGGATATAGTACACAAGGGGCAATCAAGACCCTTTGGGGACACCTTGACAATTTTGCTTTTGAATGTGACATCATTAACAAGATGTATTCCCAACTGGTTTCTGCCCCACCGATACCCGAAACCACCAGAATACCATTCACTCCTGAACAGGTTGAACAGTTGTGGAAAATCAAAGATGACCCTTGGGTGAACACCGTCCTGATTTACCTGTATACTGGTTTTCGCCTGAATGAACTTCTTGGAATGAAAACTGAACAGGTAAACACTAAAGACTGGTATTTTCAGGGCGGTATCAAATCAGCATCCGGGAAAAGCAGAATTGTCCCAGTACATGAAAGAATCAAGCCACTGGTGAAGGAACTGGTTGACCAAGGCAACCTATACCTGTTCAGTTATCAGGGGAAGAGGTTTTCACAACCCACATACTATGAATGTTGGAAGGAAGTCATGGGAAAAATAGGGGCAGATAAGACCCCGCATGAAGCCCGTCACACCTTTGAAACCAATTTGGACAACGCCAAGGGTAACAGAAAATGTATTGATATGCTGATGGGGCATAAGTCAAAAGATGTGGGAAACCGGGTCTATAATCACAAAACATTGGAACAACTGCGGGAAACCGTTAATCTATTGAACTAAAGGAGAATGTTAAAGATGAATAGTATACCAACCAATGGATCTAAAGAAAATTTGCAGTATATCCTTGAACAGATTAAGGATAAGGTCATTGTAACTGGAAGTTATGCCTACGGAACACAAACCAGTAGAAGTGATATTGATTTTTATGTAAAAGAAGTACCAGAAGAATTAGTTGACCTTGAAGCTGATTTTGTTGAAGATACTTACATCCGAGAACTGATACGATTCTTCGAAAATCTTGGGTATAAATGGTCAAGTTGCACGATTATGAGTTTTGCAGTAGATGACACCTATATACCGCTTGAATTTTCATCCCTGTATAGCATTGACGGTAAATTATTCGAGATTGAAATTTTAGGTGTGAAAATGCTCGCATCTAAAAGCAACCACACCAGTGACAAGTATTTGAACGGTCAAAAAAGGTCACTCTTGATTTAAAAAACAATGATTTTGCGTTGAACTAGTAACAAATTAGAAACAAAAAACGCCCCAAGTGCCTATTTTACAAGCACTTGGGGCGTTTCAGAAATCATTTTATCATAGTTGAATACATAAGGGGATTAAGTACATAAGTCATTGCAGAGAATGTGAAACTTTTTCTGTAAAATTAACTACGATAAGGTCCTTCTATGATAAAATAAATATCATTAGGAGGGCCTTTTACTATGGC